TATCAAACTTCATTGGACTGTACATCCTGATAGAGATGAAAGTTGGAGAAGAGAACAAGATGGATTGTTAGGTCCTTCATTAGCTGCACAAGAGTGTGATTGTGACTTTATTACTTCTGGTCAATCTGTGGTTGATGGTGTACTTTTAGAGGAATGTAGAAATACCACGGTTAGAGAACCTATGGAGAAAAGAGGAATTGATAGTAATATTTGGATATGGGAGCCTCCAAATTATACAAAAGACTATATAGTATGTGCTGATGTTAGTCGTGGTGATGGTCAAGACTATAGTGCATTTCATATCATTGATGTGGAAAAGGTAGAACAAGTTGGTGAATATAAAGGAAAAGTGTCTCCCAAAGATTTTGGTAATATGTTGGTAAATATATCAACAGAGTACAACAATGCCTTACTAATTATTGAGAATGCATCAATTGGTTGGGCTGCAATACAACAATGTATAGACAGACAATACGATAATCTGTTTTATATGAGTAAAGATTTACAATATGTGGATACACTAAATACAATAAATAATAAAATAAATCGTTCAGAAAGACAAATGGTACCTGGTTTTTCTATGACTATGAAGACAAGACCATTGGTAATTTCTAAATTAGAGGAATTTTTTAGAGAAAAGTCAGTAATTGTACATTCTAATCGATTAATTGATGAATTGTTTGTATTTATATATAATGGACAGAAAGCCGAAGCTATGGGTGGATATAATGATGATTTAGTAATGAGTTTGGCTATTGGACTTTGGGTTCGTGAAACTGCTCTTCGTCTAAGACAAGAGGGAATTGAATTGACAAAAAAATCACTTTCTTACTTTAGTTCTAATGAGGGAGTTTATTCTAACAATACAAATCAGAATGACTCTTGGAATATGAATGTAGGAAAGGAAACAGAAAAATTAGATTGGCTACTTTGAGGTTAAATTATGGCAGATAAAAATATATACACAAGACTAAGAAGACTTTTTTCTTCCAATGTTATCGTAAGAAATGTTGGTGGTAGAAAGTTAAAGGTTACTGATACATCAAGAATTCAGACTAATCCAAAAGCAAGTCTTGTTGATAGATATACAAAATTATACACATCATATGCTGGTACGAGTGGATATAATTATTCATTATATCAGAAGACTCAAAGACTTGGGTTGTTCAGAGATTATGAGGCTATGGATGTAGACCCAATTATTGCTTCTGCACTTGACATATATGCAGATGAATCAACAATGAAATCAGAGTATGGTGATGTACTAAATATTACTTCTGATAATAATGATTTGAAAGATATTTTACATAACCTATTTTATGACATACTGAATATAGAATTCAATTTATGGCCTTGGGTTCGTAATATGGTGAAGTATGGTGACTTCTTTTTGAAATTGGAAATCAATGAAAAGTATGGTATAACAAATGTTATCCCAATGTCTGCTTACGATATCACTCGTGTTGAGGGTGATGATCCAGAAAATCCTGAGTATGTAAAATTTATCTTGGAATCAACAGACCAACGACATCAAAACAATGCTGCAAAAGAAGAATTTGAAAATTATGAAGTAGCACATTTTAGAATGTTATCAGATTCAAATTATCTACCATATGGAAAGTCTATGATTGAACAGGCAAGACAGATATGGAAACAAGTTACATTGATGGAAGATGCTATGTTGATACATCGTATTATGAGAGCACCAGAAAAGAGAATATTCAAAATTGATATAGGAAATATTCCACCTGCAGAAGTTGATAACTATATGCAAAGAATCATCAACAAGATGAAAAAGGCACCTGTTATTGATGAGGCAACTGGTGAGTATAATCTAAAATATAATATGCAAAACCTAACAGAAGATTTTTATCTACCAGTTCGTGGTGGAGATAGTGGTACACAATTAGAAAATCTACCTGGTCTTGAATTCAATGCAATAGATGATATAGAATATTTGAAAAATAAACTATTAGCTGCATTGAGAGTACCAAAAGCATATCTTGGATATGAGGAAGAGGTTGGTAGTAAGGCAACATTAGCTGCCGAAGATGTTAGATTTGCTCGTACTATCGAGAGAATACAGAGAATTGTAGTTAGTGAATTGACTAAGATTGCAATTGTTCATTTATATGCACAAGGTTATCAAGATAAAGACCTTGTAAATTTTGAGTTGGGTCTAACTAATCCATCTACAATATATGAACAAGAAAAACTTGAATTATGGAATACTAAATTAGGATTGGCAGAAACTGCAAAAAGAGATAATTTGGTATCTTCACTTTGGATATATAAAAATGTTTTTGGATTTACAGATGCAGAAATATCTAAAATGAATGACGAGATGATATTTGATAAATTCAATGCCTTTAGACAATCTCAGATTGAAAATGAGGGTAATGACCCAGCAAAAAGTGGTCAATCACAAGGAACTCCCGCAGATTTAGCAATGGGAAGAACAGGTCGTGAGTTAGAATTTGATGCTCGTGATTTGGATAAAGATTTAAAACCAGAAGAAGTAGGTGGAAGACCTGAAGAGGGCCCTAAGTATGGTAAGGATGGAAGTGCTCGTGGTAGAGACCCACTTGGTAAAAGAGATTATGAAAAGAATTCTACTGGTAAGTATCAAAGAGGAAGAGATGGAGAGTTCAGAGGTGGTAGTCCACTAGCTCTTGCACACTTTGATGCAATGGAAAAGAATATGAAAAAGTACAAAGGAAAGTCAATATCAGTATTGAATGAGGAGTTGAACGACACTCAAACAGAGTATGATAAAGATATTGATGAAATGAAGATAGATAAGTAGATTATTTGTAGTTTTTTATACTTTCATATATTTATTATCAACCAAGAAGTTAGTGATTAGAACGAGGACAAAATGTCAAAAATAAAACATAATAAAATCAAAAATACAGGAATATTATTCGAGTTACTAACAAGACAAATTACTGCAGATATCCTTGAGGGTAAGGATGACAATAAGTCTGCATCTGTTTCTCTTGTTAAAGAATTTTTTTCCAAGAACACATCTATGGGGAAGGAATTAGACTTGATAAAATTACTTTCTGAAACAAAGTATAAGTCAGTTACTAAGGCAGAACAATTGATTGAATTGACATTGACTGCTCGTAAGAAAATTTCCAATTCAAAATTGAGAAATGAAAAGTATAATCTTATCAAAAAGATAAGAGAAAACTACAATCCTACAGATTTTTTCAAAACCACTATACCAAATTATAAACTATATGCTTCTATTTATAAATTATTTGAGACAAGAAGTGAGGATAGTGCTACTATAAATGATATCATTAGTTCAAAATCTGTAATAATAGAAAATATAACATCTAAAAAAGTCACTAAGAAATTTGAAAGTGAAAAACTCAAAGAATTCAAAGAACAGAATGAGGATGTAAGACTACTAACCTATAAAGTATTAGTTGATAACTTCAATAAGAAATATAATGGTTTAGATGAAAGTCAAAGAAAATTACTCAAAATGTACATCAACAATGTTGCAAATACAGGTACATTGAAAGAGTTCATATCCAAAGAAGTTGTCAGTATCAAAAAATATATAAAGGACAACATATCTAAAGTAGACGACAAGATTGTAAAAATAAAACTCTCTGAGGCCTCCAAATTATTAGAAAAACTAAATAGTGGTGGTGTCGTAAAGGATAGTCAAGTTGTTTCTTTGATGAGATGGTATCAATTAGTCAAAGAGATAAAAGATGTCGTTTCCTCTAAGTAAATTAAAAGAAATAATAAGAGAACTTATAAGACAAGAGTTAGCCGAAGCATCTACTACTGGTGCTCTTGATGGTGGAGAAGGACCACCAAGAACTCCATACGCTTTTACTAAAAAGGGTGATGAGAAAAAGAAGAAAAAGAAAATGGTAAAAGTTTCTGGCGGTTATGAGTTAGCAGAAAATCGATATTATAAATATAAAAACGATCCTGATAGAACTCCTAAAGTAAAAATTGGACAATCAGTAAAGGAGATAAGAGACGCCATAAAGGAACTCGATAGAGTTATTGCTATGAATGTTCGTTTGAAAAAAGAGATGAATGTTGATTCTCGACAATATTGGAAACGAACACATAAACAATTACAAACTGTTTCTGAAAAACTTATCACAATGGCTCAAAAGCTTGGACAACTATACTGATGAACAATGAGACTAAAAAGATTACTATTTCCCCATACTAACGAATTTCAAAATGTAAATATAATTTCTGATTATATGCAAAATGACTCTGCATTCTACAGAGCAAGACTATCCCCATTTTATAAAACACATACGGTTATTTACAAAGAGGGAAAGTACAGACGAAATAGAGCTATAAAGAATATGGAAGGAATCGTTAAAGATGCATATAGAAAGTATATGAGAAAATTTGATGACACATTTGTATTGATGCAAAATGAGGTAAAACAAATTGCCACTATATTTATAGATGAGTTAGAAAAAAACTTTTCAGAGGAATAACGCTATGAGTAAAAATTTATTATTAGAATACAGGCCATTTGAGGCCAAAACAATATCGGAGGGTGTTCACGACAATAAACCCTTTACCGTTACTGGTGTCTTACAAAGAGCAGACTCCAAAAACCAAAATGGTCGTGTCTATCCAAAAGACATATTGATGAGAGAGGCCAAAAAATATTCGGATACATTTATAAAAGAAAAAAGAGCGTTAGGTGAATTAGACCATCCCGATTCCTCTGTGGTTAATTTACAAAATGTTTCACATAATGTTACTGGTATGAAGTGGGACGGAGATGATTTAGTTGGTACGGTAGAAGTTTTGACAACACCAAGTGGTAATATTCTAAAAGAGTTATTCAAGGCTGGTATCAAGTTGGGAATTAGTTCTCGTGGACTTGGTTCGGTAGAGACAATAAAATTTGAAGGTACTGAGGCAAATAAAGTTGGGGATGATTTTGAACTAATTGCGTTTGACTTTGTATCCAATCCATCTACTCAAGGTGCATTTTTACATCCTGTAAATGAGTCAATCGATAAGTCAAGAAGACAACTTGGTGAGTCTTGTGATAAATGGTGTAAAGTAGAGTATACATTGAGAGACATTATCGGAGGAAAATAATGGCTAATTTTGAGGTAGATATATACAAAGATATTAGTACAAGAGGAAGAAGACCATTCCCTATTCCTATGAATGGAACTAAACTAAAAGTTGTAATACCTAAAATAACAAAATATGTCTCAAAGAAAAACAGAGTTGGTGGAGATATAGGGTATGTAGAAGTATACTTGAATCTTGGTAGAGGTGATTCTCAGTTTCTTGGAAGTATGCAAAAGAAGAAAAAATGGAAATGGGAACCTGGTGATGCTCTAAAAAAGAATAAAGATAATTTAGCAAATAGAGTAGAAGAACACTACGAACCTATCAAAGAATCTAAAGAAAAAATAAAAGAAAATTTACAATCGTTTTACCGATATATGCAAGACTTTTATGGTCAAAAAGGTATATATCCTGATAAAAGGGGAAGACCTCTCAAAGTAAATGATATAAATGTTGCACTATCGGTATATCTTAAAAAGTATTCCGCTGACACCTTTACTGGTGATAGTTTAGATAGAGAAAGAGTTCGTGATATTCTAATCAAGATGAAAAAAATTGACCCTCAATATAAAAAGAATGAGGGAGTCAGATTATCAATGAAAGAACATTTACTTACCGAAAGAGATTTCTTGGTATATGATGTACAACCAAAAAGAGTTGAGGCATTTCTAAAGAAATATAAAAAAGTTGAACCATCTATGAAACCATATTTGAAAGGTAACTTGATGAAGGCCTATGTCAAGTGGTTAGATTGGAAAGGTAAGAATGAAGATAAACTTGGTGGTAGACCAGAAAAGGTAGATTCAGATACCTTTGGTTCAAAAACATTTTATAAATTTGATGGATTACCAGGTTGGGCAAATGTATTTCAGTATTTGTATAAGAAAAAAAATGAAATAATTGAAAACAGAATTGATGGAGTTGAGGTAAAGGATGAACACATAAAAGGATTCATTGATAAGGCACTAAAACTTTCAGGAATCAAAGTTGTAAAATATCAACCTATGAAGAAATCATTTATCCAAAGTCAGATTTGGGGTGGATTCTATACTGTAAAATCTGCTAACGGAACTGATGTATTACCATTTTATGTAAATTCTAAAGGTATGATTGACTTGGGTGTGTCTTCAGACCAATTCATAGTAGGAAAGTATGGTGCAATTCTAAAGGTAATAAAGAATCTAAAAAGTTTCAAGAAAACAGATTTAGACCAAAAATATTACGAAGAATCTTTTGGTAGAGGACCCGCTCCAACTCCAAAGGGATATGATGCGGCTATGAAGAAAATGTTGAAGTATATGCAAAAGAAAGCCGAAGACTACTATAAAAGAGAATTACCTAAATTATATGATATGGGTGCATGGGAATATCCAGATTTATTGAGACCTGGTATAAAATTTGATAAGATTGTAAATGTCAGAAACAAAAGAGCTGGTGCAGTTTCATTTTTTGTAGATAGAGCAACAGGTGATATTTACAAACCTGCAAGTTTTAGAGCACCCGCTAAAGGTGTAAGAGGAAACATATTCAAATCAGACACTTGGAAGAAGTATGATGTCCACGGTGGTTGGTTGTATAGATATAGGTAAGATTATGATAAAACTAAAAAAATTATTAACAGAAAGTGAATACCTAAAAAGAGAG